GGTCAGTTAGTTTTTGGGCAACCTGACCTGATAGTTTTTGTTTTAATTTTTCAAACTTCTGCTTTACCAGCTCATATGCTTCCTTTGGTCTAACTGCTCCCAAAAACACTGGCTGACCATCTAAACCCAAGATAAAATTATTTTTTTCATATAACTCTTTTACCTCATTTGAAAAATCCTCATCTTCCATCATTGGAAGTTTTTTTACCTCTTCCAACTCGTCAAGATGGGATTTTATTGTGCCAACATACTCTTGTTGCTTTTGTTTAATCTCTAACTCTTGTCTCACCTCGCTTTTAATCTGCTCTCGTAAAGCCTGCTCTCGCATAGCAATTCTTCTTTCTAATTCATCTGGTGCTATTTCTGTCTCACCAGGTTGTAAAATCGGTGGCACTTGCGGATTATCCGTCCTTAAAAATTCAGACGGAATTTCTGCCCTTTGAACCACCTCGTTCTCTTTTCTCTTTTGAGTTAGAGTTTCCAAAAGACCTTCAATCCCTTGCTTTTTCTTCTCCAAGCTCTCTACTCTTCTTTCAAGTCTAGATGGTTTTTTTGGTTCGGTTTCTTCACCCTCTTTTTGTAAAGGTTCCTGCTTTGTTTCTTCTGTTTTTGCTCCTTCATCAGTATTAACTTTTAAATCCTCTTGAGGTTGTGTTTTTTCCTCTGGCGATGAGGTGGTGGCAACCTCTTCCACCTTTTTTTCTTCGTCTGCCATATGTTTCAAGTTGTAATTTTTAACTGACCATTTTAGGATTGGTCGACCACTCCCTTGCTCTTTTAAAGAACAAGAAAAAAGCCTTTATCATTTAAAGACTTCCTTTTTGTCCTTTAATATCGGATTTCCCTCATCATCAACTCCAACCAAGATTTTATTTATCCCAACATAAAATCCGTGTCTGAATTTACAACTCTTACATTCAAGCCATACCCCTTTTTGAACCCACCTGTGTTTTAAAAGTGCCTGCTTTTTAGCCTCCGCTCTTATCTCATCTAAATCAAACTCATAAATCGACTGTCCCAATATCAACTCCTCTTTCGATTTGTTCTCCTGTTTTTCTGGCTTCATTTATAATTTCTGGCAAACTTATCATTTGTCGCAATTGATAAATAGCAAATGAGATTATTAGATACTTCATTCCAATTCTCTCTGGTGTATCGTTAATATCAACTAGCGATGCCTTGCTTTCTGGGTCAACTAAGTTTTTCAAAAACTCTATTCTTTTTTCAACTAATTCTTTAAACTTTTCAAAACTCTTATTGCCAAGCAAATTTATTACTTCCTCATCTTCTTTCTCTGCTTTTGAAACAATCTCTTTATAACTTGCATCTTTTACCTTGCTGATAAAATCAGCAACTGTCCAAGTTGATACTGGTGGTATCGCCTGTTGTCCTTTTAACATATTTATCTGTTTATAATTTCATAAAACAATCTTTTTTGATCCTCAGGTAGACTTGCTATCAGAGGATTTTCTTCTTGCGGTTGTGGTTGAGGTTGTGCCTCCTGCGGCATACCCTCTCCCATACCTTGTTGTTGTGGCATTTGAGCCATCCCCATAGCCTGGGGTTGAGTTTGGGCATTGTTAACTGTTAATGCCTCCTTCGGTGCGTCTTTTATAATCTTGTCATACCCTTCTACCCCTGCTGTTGCTATAAATCTTTTAAGAAGTTCTGAAAAATCAATTTCAACTGAACCATACCTTGCTTTTCCTTGCTGGGCTACCTGCTCCATAAAGCCAGGTAATTTTAATAAAAAGCCTAAAATAGAAGTTAAGTTTTGATTTTCAAGCATCTCATCTTGCTTCATTGTGGATGAAGCATCAATAAAGAATTTAACCGACAAGTTTTTAATATCCTTGTTTTTAATAGTAATTTTTCCACCTTCTCCGCTTTCATACAACTCTAAAATATCAGGATACTGCTCTTTTATCATATTAAACTCATCACCAAAAATATCAAATTCAATATCAGCCTCTTGTTTGTGGGTTAGAAGGTCTAAAAATCTGTCATAGATATCTGAAATTGCCTGCTCTAACATTTTTCTGTCAAATGAGGTGTTTAGGGTGATAAACATTTGTTGCATCTTCAAAGCCTCTGGTGTTTTTCCCTGTGCTGGCTCAACTGCAGATGATACAGTTGTATCAGTTGTGCCAAGAGATGATAACAAAGCTCCCTTTAACACTCCATATAAAGCATTAAATGTTTGAAGTGGTGCTGGTGAGAATTGCTCTTGAACAATAGCATTTGGATTTGGATTTTTCAATACCCATACTGCTCCAGGTGATAATGAGAAAGATGGCATATGAACATCACTTGGATAGATTTTAGTTGGAGGATAAAGATGTTTTTTTAAGGCATCAAGTGATAAATTGACAGTTGAGTTTAGTGCTTTTTGCTGGCTTATATTTCTATCATATTCTGATGTGCCGAAATAATTGTCAAGTGTTGGATAGCATACTTTTGAGACAATTGGAAGTTTTCCATTTTGATGAGGATTTTCAATATCTCTTAAAATCACCTTTGCTTGTCTTGAAAAAGTAATCCAACTTTTTGGAGTGTATAAGGTAATAAGCTCGTATTGGTCTTTGTATAATTCATTTTCCTCTCTTTCCTTTGAGGTTGATGTATCTCTTTCATCTGTTTTATTCTTTTTTCCTTTATCAAGCACTTTATCAATATTCTTCCAATATTTTAACCCTTTTCTTTTTTTCAAAAAGTCCTCTGAAACATAAGACAAAACAAAATATCGGGACATATCATTTGTTGATATAACCCCAGGTTCAGGTATTCCTAATTTTGGTGGGATTAAGAAGAAGTCAGGACCTGTATACCCCTCCTTTACCACCCAGTCAACCAAAACATCCATTTTCCCGTAGATTAAAGACAAAAACTCCATTAGCCAAAACTTTGTGTAGATATCAGCCTGTGAGTTGGCATTTGGGATAATATAGTGGTCTAAAATTAAATTTAAGAAAACACCTTTCCCTTTATCCTCTTTTGATAGAACTCTAACCACTCCCGTTGGCATCTTAGCCATAACTTGATTGGCTCGCCTAATTAACGCAGTCATTAAAGTTTGGTCTAATACCTGTGATTTAAGAATTCCTTTTCCGCTATCGGAAATTTCATTTTTCAAAAACCTTTCTTTCTCATCAAATAAGGAGAATATTTTGGAGTAAGCTTGTTTGTCACTTTCAAATTGTTTTAGGATTTTGTCTATATCCATATACAAAAAAAACCACGCCTTTAATTAAGCGTGGTGCAGGGTGTAATCGCAAAGACTACACCTAACCTAATAAAACTATATCAAAACAATTATTGCTTGTCAAGGGGAATATATTTTTTCATAAAAACTATCCCAGTAAATTCCTGTTATATAGCCCCCTTTCAAGTCAACTAAAAAATGAAGTTTACAGTTTTGTTTGTTTTTTTTGGCAATTGCTATTTTCTCTGCTAGGTCTTTCACAGCTTTTTGTTGGTCTTGTTCTGACTTCCCATATGTTATTGTCTTCCACCCCTTAAACTCTGCCTTTTTAATAGATTTTCTGTGGATATTAAGTTTCAGATTGAACACCCCATACTCAACCCCATATGATATGGCTAAAAGGTCTAAAATAAACTGCTTTGTTTCAGGTGATATGTTTTTTAGGATTTCAATTAGTTTATCATCCATATTTAATAAAATCCCTGCTCGTCAAATAACTTTTTATGTAAATCCTCTATCTGGTCATAATATCCCTGTGCTTGCTTTTCTGTTACTGGCTCTTTAGCAAATAAAGAGACTTGATAACAAATCCCCAAACTCATAACCAAATCATCTTTTGCTCCCTTATCAGCCTGTGCTTTCCAGGAGGATGAGGTCTGAACAACAACAAAAGAGTATAGTTCGTTTACTGTCTCTTTGTCATATATTCGCAAAACCTTGTTATCAATCGCCTGCTTTAAGTCTTGAAGCATTTTTGGTCTTGTTGATGATGAGGTAGTCCAGCCATATTGAACAGCATCAGGCGGGTCAATTCTTCCAAATGTAGGCATCTTAAACAAATCATATTTATTAAGTCTATTCATTGCGGCAAGTCTGTCCATCTCAAATGCTCCACCATTATTTCTCTCATATGCTACAACTGGTTTAATTCCTGTCCTGTCATATATTTTCTCTAAAACTGGCACTAAAAGGTTGGTAAATTCGGTGGTTGTTATCGGTGAGTGGTAAACTAAAGGAACATCTAATTTTGTTTTTGATAAAAATTGTGCGGCGGTATAATCTCCGCCACCTGATGCGGTATCAACACCAACGACAATAAATTCTCCCCGCTCTATTTGTCTAAACTGTCTAAACATATATTAAATCATTTTTAATTGGCTCTTTTATATTTTCCAAATACCATTTTAACGCTAACTTGTCAAAATAGTTTTGTCCACTTGAAATAAATGCCTCTATATCAGTCTCGGGATACTCTTGAGAAAAAAACTCTTTCAATTCAAGTTTCTTTTGTTTTAAGAAGTCCTGTGAATAAAAATCACTTGCTTTGAAAAATAAAGGATTGAAAGGTCTCTCTCCTCTTTTACACTCCTCCCAAAAGGTTTTGAAAAACGAAAACCCGTTTGCTGTTGTCTCAATAAATATTTTCCCATCTGGCACTACTGCCTGGAGGGCGGATCGCAAGATTGCCTCAGGGTCAGGATAAAAAGCCATCTCTGATAAATGTAGTCCTGTTAAACTTTTACTTCTCCCAACCTCTTTATTCTCTGCTGTTCCTATTTTATAAGTTGAGTTTAGATGTTCATTGTAAAGCTCGTATTTAGAATTGTATTTTAAGTTTAGTTTTACTTGGTTTATTTCCTCAAATGATTTGATGTAAAACTTTACTCTTGAAAGTAAATCTTCAGCATTGTCTGACTTATCAGCTATAACCATAGAGTATGAGTTGTCTTTAAGAAGAAAATCAGTTGTGAAGATAGCAAGAATAATTGATGAAAAACCTAACTGTCTTGATTTTAGGATAACATCTCTTCCTGTTGCTTTGTTTAGAATAAAATCTTCCTGTATTCTCCAATGGTTTATATCATCATAAAATCTTTTGACTGTTCCATCTTTTGCAACAAGCATAAAGTTGTCTTTGATGAAGTTGACATATATTTGAGCTTTTTGCCTAAAGTTGACCATATTTTTGTTTTAGTTGCCCAAAAATGTTTATTTGGGTGTTTGCTTGAATGATGGGTTGATTTTTAAACACTCTTCTATCAAGCCACCACTTTGCACTTTCTAAATCTTTATCCTCTGTTATTGCTTTCACTACTAAGTTTTTGGCAACAATATCAGCATAATGTTGAGCCGCCTCCATTTTCGTTAAAAAACTCTCATCTTCTTTTAGCCAAGCATAATAAGTTGGTTTTGAAATTCCAGCATAAGCACAAGCCTCCTCTACTGTTCCTCCAACCTTAAAAATACTTTCCAGTTTTTTAACCACCTCCTCATTTAATTTAGTTGGTCTTCCCCCTGGATGTTTTTCTATATTTTTGGTGTTATTGTCTCCCATTGGTCTTTTTTTCCGATAAAATTAGCATAACGCTTTCGTATAACATCACAGTAGTGTGGGTCAAGCTCCATCATATAGCATATACGATTAGTTTGTTCGCAGGCTATTAAAGTAGAACCAGAACCTCCAAATAAATCTAAAACAATATCATCCTTTTTAGAAGAATTTTTAATTGCCTCCCCACACAGTGCGACTGGTTTCATGGTTGGATGTTCTTCGGATTTAATAGGTTTATCATATCTCCAAATATCTACTTTCTGGTGTTTTCTTATAACCTGTCCTTCTGCTACTTTTCCTTTTATTCTAACCTTAAATCCTTGAAACGAAATTGTTGTATATTCTCCATCATATTCTGTCTTTACTTTTGATAAGTCTTCCCATACATTTCCCTTATCTCTATCTTGAATGAAATAATGTTTTCCATCTTTTTTCCATCCGTATAATATCGGTTCATAAAGTTGTTGGTAATCTGCTCTTGATAAAGTAAAATTATTTTTAACCCAAATAATAAACGATTGCCAATGTCCACCCGCTTCTTCAAATACACTTTTTAAATTTCCCAATTCTTTACTGGACATACAAATATAAAATGACCCGTCACAAGCCTCCATCATATTAGAAATAACATCTCTCAAAAAATTTATAAATTTATCTCCTAAATTGTCATTTAAAATTTGCGGCTTTGTATTTTTTCTTCCATAAGTATTCATGCTCCCCTCATAATTCACATTATACGGCGGGTCAGTAAACACCATATCCGCTTTCTTCCCATTCATCAACCTCTCCACATCCTCCCTTTTTGTAGCATCCCCACACATAAGTCTATGTCTACCTAATTGATAAACCTCTCCCAATTTACTTTTTGGCTCGCCTTCCTCAACCTCAGGTACTTCATCCTCTACTACCTCCTTAAACTCATCTATCAACTCTCCTAATGGTTTTGGTTTGTCAAGCTGAATTGTAAAGTTAGATAAATCTAAATCTGGAAAACTGCCTACTAAATTGGCTAAATCATCTTTCTGATATTCTCCTAACTGATCGTTATCCGATAAAGCGTATTTTATTTTTTCCTCCTCTGTATTAGCCTCTACTATTGACACCCATACTTTTTTATATCCCAACTCCCGATATGCTTTTAACCTCATATTTCCACCTAATACTGTTCCGTCTTTAGTTATTAAAAGAGGTTTATATTCTCCCAATTCTTTTATTTGATTTTTTAAACGCTCAAAATTTTCCTTTGATATTGTTCTTGGATTTTTATCCCATTCGTGAAGTTTATCTATATCCCAAAGAAGTTTGTCCATATAAAAAACTATAACAAAATATATCGTATTTGTCAAGAAAAAAAATCTTCCTCCAAAATCAAACGCATTCCAAATAAAATTCCAACTTCCCCATTATAGGCAAATTTTAGAAACTCTTGAGAATATCTTATAGAAGGAATAAAATAAGTCTCAAATATGTTAAACAATTTCTTAAAATTATTTTTTTTTATTAAAATTTTTTTTAAATGATAGAACTTGAAAGTTTTACATTTTGATTGGTGAATTAACAAGCCTTTTTTCGTCTTAAATTTTTTCCCACAATAAAAACATCTGTGTGAGGCGTGTCTTTCAATGTTTTCTTTTACTTCATTTTTTTTCATTCAAATTTATAATACCATAAAACTACTCATTTTTCAACAATAAAATATATTGTAGTTATCAAAAAAAAGGAAAGTTCGGGGAGAGTTCGGATTAATTTTAGCTTATTGTAAGACTATAAATAAAATACCCCTTGACAAAATAAGAAAGATATGTTTATACTGAATTTAGTTATAAGTTTTAAAAAAAATATGGAAAACCTAAATCCAGAACTTATGGAAGAATTAGACAGTAGAACAGATGAAGAGATTGGTTATTTCTTAAAAGAGAAAGAAGAGATTGAGAAAATAGAAGAAGAACTTGACAAAAAGGAGGTTTTTTGCTAGTCTTTTATTTAGACGAGGTAGTGAAGATGAGGGGAACCACCTCTTTTCTATCAAGTTTTCCCACTTATCCTGCCCGCTCGAATTAGGGGGTATAAGTCTCTTTCTTTCTCAATCTTTGTCTCGGGCGGCAAGGGTTGAGAAAAAAGGAGGCTTACCGCTACAGGTTTGCTTGACAAATGGAGTGGTTTTTGGTATAGTAATTTATAAATTAGGAGGAGGAGACTTATGCAATATCAACTACCTAAAAATAACGAACTTAAAGTAAACGATACAAAAATTATTCCCAAAGTATTACCTTTTCGCTGTCCTGTCTGCAAAGGGTTCGGCACGGTGAACTACGGAAGACAAACTTGCAAGGCTTGTGAAGGTAAGGGTTATATATTAGTTGATCAGGAGGAGGAGAATACTTATGACATCAACACAGGAGAATATAAAAAATGACTATTATGAAGGCTTTATTCCCTTAATGAGACGGTTTAAAGAACACCCTTTTTGGACTGAACCAAGAAGATTTTCAAGGGCTGAATGCTGGATTGATTTATTATTTAGGGCACACTATGGAGAAAAAGAAGAGGTTATTTTAGATAGAGGAGAGGAAATTATCATAAAAGAAGGATATGTTTTAACTTCTATTGTGTCTCTTGCTTCGGCTTGGAAAAGGTCAAGAAGTTTTGTAAGGGGTTTTTTAAGTGGTCTTCAAAATCGTGGTCAAATTTCAATCATCAGAATGGACAACAGAAGAACAATACTTTATATTGTCAAATTCGGCTATTTCAAAAGTCTAATACAACAGAGTAGACAGCAGACTGAACAACAGACTGGACAGCAGAAAAGCAACAGAAAGACATATAAGAATAAAGATAATAAAGAAAATAATATATTATCTAAAGATAATATAGACAAAAAGTCAAAATCTTTTGGAAATGAGAAAGTAAATTTAATTCTTGATACTTATAAGAAATACTTTGGATTTACTCCAACAGACAGAAAACCACGCTTTGTAGCACAGACTATGATTAAGAACATAGAAGCCTTTATAAAAGAAGCTCAACCATATAAGCAATATACTTTTGAGGAAATAGTAGAAAAATCTTTTGACTGGTATAGCAAGCGGGATATTAAGGGAGAAACACTTGATGTTGTTAGAAGAAAGGTTAAAAAGTTGTTTGAGTTGACGCTCAATAAACTAAAAGGAGGTGAGAAAAAATGATATCACGCTTTGAGTTTTTATATATAAAAGCAAGGATTAAAAAAATAGAAGATAATCTTTTTGAGTTTGAAGCAACAAGTCCGCTTTATCAGGAATGGGAAAAATGGATACATTTAAATAAACAAGAACAAGAAGAGATTTTAGCAAAATGGGATAAATATTACGAGGAGTGTAAAAATAGTTTTTGGGGAAAGGCATTCTTTTATTTAAGAGAAAAATTTAAACAAGGAATAAATATTAAAGGTTTTGTAGAAAAATTAAAACAAGAGGCTAAAAAAAGAAATATACAACCAGTAAAGAAACCAGAAGGAATTGACCCGTTTGAACTTTTTTATAGTGAGGAATTAAATAGGTATAAATCACTTAAAAGTGAGTTAGCAAAATTAAAAGAGCTTTATGATGAATATTTACCAGTTTATGGAAGAAGTGAGGAGAACCAGACACTTTAAAAGTTTTAATAAAAATATGAGAAAACCAAATTATCGTGGCTGGATTTTCACCAATAAGGCGGCTATTTATACTCATTTTGGCGATGCTCTATACGGATCAACCATAGGGTTAGCAGAAGCACCTTTGCGATATGCGATTAAAAACAATCTTATTCTAATTGTTAAAACTAAATTCGGAACAGCTACTTATAATAACCCAAGAGAATGGATTAAGAATTCTAAAAAAGGAGAAAAATATTGTAAAAACCCAAATGAACCAATTATTTTTTATTTTAAGGACGTTTTACCTGATATTGAAAAACGAGAAGAAAGAAAAAAGGTAGAGAAAAAGATAGAAGTATCGGGAGGACTTTGGGCTTATCTTGAAAATCTAAAAGAAAAGAGACCAGAGGAATATTATAAATTAAAAGAAAAATTAAATATCTCTTGACAAATTGTGAAAGATATGCTATAATAGAATTATATGGAAATTCAAAAACTTTTAGACAAATCAGATGAGAAATACATAAAAATAGCAAGATTGCTTTATGGCTTACTTGATGAAGAAGATATGAAAAAAAAATTAGAAATAAGAGAGGTTGTTTTAGATTTATTAAGAACTTCCGTAATTATTGAAAATAAAGACTTTATGGAGTTATTAGCTGAGTTAGAAAAATTTAAAAGTTTAAAAGAAAAATAATATGGACACCCTAAAAAACAAAATTGAAATGTCTGTTTTAGGCTATACGGTATATGGTGCTGATGAGGGGTTTGATAAAACGTTGTATCGTTTAGCTGATAAATTTTTATTTTCAACAATAAGAGAGAAATTTAATTTCGGCAAGTGTTATGTTTGTGAAAAATGGGGGAAAGTTGAACTTGTTCCAGTAGATGCTGAACCATCAGAAGACG